GGAGACCAGATGCTGCGTGCGATCGATAATCTTGATGAAACTATGAGGCAGAACGCGGAGCTTATGAAGATTTATTGCGAGGAATCTGCTGTATTGATGTTGATTAGTAATTAACAGCTCTTCAGAACCTGTGTTTTTACATGGGTTCTTTCTTTTCGCATTTTTTACATTGACTATAATGAGTGAAATTACCACTCTACAAAATAATTTATATTTGTAAAGGAGAATGTGATTATGGAAGTTATTTATTTGAACGAAGAAGGAAAGCCCCTTACTTTTAAAGAGAAGGTTAAGAGGAAAGCTACTAAAGTTCGTGATAAGGTTGCTGATTTCTATCAGAATAATAAACAACTTGTGATCGCTTCTACACCTGTGATAATTGTAGGCATTACAAAAGTGGCTACGGCTGCTATGAAGAGCTACAATCTGGGAAAAGAAGAGGATCTCAAGGACCGTTATATTTATGATAGGTCTCACGGCCATTATTACGAAATGAGGCGAACTCCATCTCAAAAAGAGTGGGCCGAAATTGATCGTAGAAAGGATGATGGAGAATCAATTGTTGATATTCTCGACGATATGAGATTATTGAAGTAAATTATTTGAGAGGTTGTGTTTTACATAGCCTCTCTCTTTTTCGCATAAATTACATAGAGTATGTTGAAAGATTATGAAAGGAGGAAGGCGAATGACAACTATCGCTGTAGCTGCATTCATAGCCGGAATGTTTTTATTCTTCGGCAAAGAGTGCGGAGAGGCACTAGAAAACAAATTCTTCAAAAAGTAATCTATGAGAAGTAGTTCGTGCCGATTGCATGGGCTATTTCTTTTCACATATTTTATATTTTGTCAAACAAATGTCAAACAAAATACGCGAAAAAAACATGGGCTATAATAGAAGAGGTAATGTACCGCATTTTTTAAACAAAAATTCGATACAAAGCCTCTTTTCTTTCGCATTTTTATTTAGGAGGTAAGAACGATGAAAGAAAATAAGTTCCAGGCAGATCTTATTAAAGATCTAAAGACCATGTTTCCAGGATGTATAGTTTTGAAGAATGATGCAAATTATATTCAAGGGTTTCCGGATTTACTTGTTCTCTATGGCAAGCATTGGGCTGCTTTAGAATGCAAACAATCTGCTAACGCCAGTCATCGTCCTAATCAAGACTATTATGTAGGTTCATGTAGAGACATGTCGTATGCAAATTTTATTTATCCGGAAAACAAAAAGGAGGTATTAGATGAACTTTCACAATCATTCAAATCTTGAAGGTCGTCATGCCTTCTTGAGTGCCAGTAAGTATCACTGGATTAATTATGACGAAGATAAGATTCGCTCTTACTATCGCAAATTTAAAGCAGTACAAAGAGGAACCGCTTTACATGCTTTTGCTAAGGAAGCAATCAAACTTGGAATTAAACTGCCTGACACTAACAAAACTCTGAATCTCTATGTGAATGACGCTATTGGCTATGGAATGACCCCTGAGCAGGTTTTATATTATTCCGACAATTGTTTCGGTACTGCCGATTCTATTTGTTTTAATAATAGCATGCTCAGAATTCATGACCTCAAAACAGGCGAAAGCCCGACGAGCATGAATCAACTTGAGATTTATGCAGCATTGTTCTGTCTTGAGTACAATGTCAGACCTCAGGATATTGAGATTGAACTTAGAATCTATCAAACTAATGATGTTCTCGTTCATAATCCTGATCCGAATGATATTGTTCGAATCGAGAAGAAAATCGTTTCGTTCGACAAAATTATAGATCAAATGAAAGAAGAGGAGTAGACATATGGAAACAGAATTACAGCACTCTGGCACACCACATGAGGGTTCTATTCCTCATTCTGGAAGATATGAGTATGGCTCTGGTGACGATCCTTTTCAACATGAAGGAGGTTTTCGAGCACAAGTTGCGAAATTACGTGCAGAAGGTCTCAGTGATACTGAAGTTGCAAAAGCTCTTGGAATGAATACAAAAGAGTTTAGAAATCAAGTGACTCTTGAGAAAGCAAAAGAACAAGCTGCTAATCTTAGTAGAGCCCAGAAGCTCAAAGATCATGGATATTCCAATACCAAAATTGCCGAACTCATGGGTACCAAAGAATCCACTGTCCGCGGTTGGCTGAAGCTGGCAATTGATAAAAAGCATAATAAGATCGACTCTACTACAGACACACTCAAAAAGAGTCTCCAGAATCATAAGTATATTGATGTTGGTATTGGTGTTGAACGAGAACTTGGTGTTGCTAGAACAAAACTCGATGCTTCTCTTGCTAAAATGAAAGAAGAAGGCTATGAAGTAGTAACTATCAATGTTCCTCAAGCTACAAACCCAAAACAGTATACAACTGTCAAGGTTCTTGCTCCTGAAGGCACTACCAAAAGAGAAGTATTCAATAATCTTCAAGATATTGGAACGATTAAAGAGTACGTATCCAGAGATGGCGGAAAATCTTGGGGCTTAGTAGACTATCCGAAAAGTATTGATTCTAAACGAGTTTATATTCGTTATAAAGAAGAAGGCGGTATCGACAAAGATGGTGTTATTGAACTTCGTAAAGGAGTTGAAGATATCTCTCTTGGCAATGCACACTATGCGCAGGTGCGTATTGCAGTTGATGATACCAGCTATCTTAAAGGCATGGCCATTTATTCTGATAATATTCCTGATGGATATGATGTTGTCTTTAATACTAATAAATCTCAAGGAACTCCTGCTAGGAAAGTCTTTAAAGATTTGAAAGAAGATAGAGATAATCCTTTTGGAGCCAGCATCAAAGCGAATGGTCAACGTTGGTATACTGATGAAAACGGCGAGAGACAACTTTCAGTAATTAATAAGGTTAATGAAGAAGGTGACTGGGATGAATGGTCTAGAACTATTTCTGCTCAGATGCTTGCTAAACAGCCTGCAAAATTGATCTCGAATCAACTCAAAGTTTCTTATACTGAAAAAGCTGATGAATTGAATGATATTCTAAAAGTTCAACAGCCTGAAACTAGAAAGAAACTTCTTGAAGAATTTGCTAGTGATTGTGATTCTACGGCTGTTCACTTGAAAGCTGCTGGTTTCCCGAATCAAAGATCTCAGGTTCTTATTCCTATCACAACAATGAAAGACACTGAGATCTATGCGCCTAACTATCAGAATGGTGAACAGGTAGCTCTGATTAGATATCCTCATGGTGGCATTTTTGAGATTCCCATTCTTACGGTTAATAATAACGATAAGAAAGCTAAGTCTATTCTTGGTGATGCTAAAGATGCCGTAGGTATTAATAAGACTGTTGCTGACCAGCTTTCTGGTGCTGATTTTGATGGAGATACTGTGCAGGTTATTCCAGTTTCTGCTAAAGTTCCGATTCAAAACATCAAGGCATTTAGTGGTGCTTACGAAGCTCTTAAAGATTTTGATCCTAAAGAGCAATATAAAGGCTATGAAGGAATGCCAGAAATGAAGGAAAAGACTAAGCAAAATGAAATGGGAAAAGTTAGTAATTTAATTACTGACATGACCCTTAAAGGTGCAACTGATGAAGAGATTGTTAGAGCTGTAAAGCATAGTATGGTTGTTATTGATGCTAAGAAGCACCATCTCGATTATAAACAAAGCGAGAAAGACAATAATATTCGCGAGCTTAAACAAAAGTATCAGTATGATCCTGAAACTGGAAAAGGTGGAGCTGCAACAATTGTATCTAGAGCAAAGTCTAGTATTCAAGTTCCTAAAGTTACAGCTAGATCTCAGGTTGGAATTAGCACCTATAATACTGATCCAGAAACAGGTGAACGTATTAAAGTTTTAGCTAACGAAACCTATGTAGATAAGAAGGGTAAGACTCAAGTGCGAACTATGGACAGCACCAGAATGGCTGAAACAACTGATGCTTATACTCTTTCTTCTGGGACACAAAAAGAGAATTTGTATGCAGATTATGCTAATAAGCTTAAGGCTTTAGCTAATAGAGCTCGCAAAGAATACCTTGCTACGGATAACTCCTCTGTCAGCATTGTGGCCAAAGAGAACTATAACCAGGAAGTTAATAGCCTCAAGGTTAAGCTCAATGAAGCCCTTAAGAACGCCCCTAAAGAGCGCATCGCACAGATTAGGGCCAATCAAGAGATTAAGGCTAAGATTGCTGACAATCCAGAGCTTACAGACGAGGAGCATAAGGCCGACCTCAAGAAGGAGCGTAATAGGTCCCTTGCTAAGGCCCGTGA